TGCATCTTTTTGAACTCTTGACCAGCTTGTCTAGCCGCAAGTACATCAGGATGGTTATCAACAGTCTTACGAACCGCCGCCTGTGGATTCTCGAAAAAATCTACTTCAGGTTCTTCCTCTTTAATAGGTTGAGGCTTTCCAGCAAGGTTTTGTTTAATGAGTTCGTCTGCTAATTTGCGTACTTCACCAACTTCTTGGGCTTGCTTACCAATCAGCTTTTCTGCTTCTTGGTGCATTTTGATGATGTCTGACAGTTCTTTACCCCGATACTTGTCGGGAATGTCATTACTCATCGGCTCAATACTGGTTTCAAGTTTCTGCTTTTCAACAGTCTCTAACTCACCTAACATCTCATCTGGATTATCAATCAACATATTTTTCCTTTTTCCTGCCACTTTTGGGTTCTAGGATGACACAACGGCATAAATGCTTATGTTGTGGTTTTTTGCTCTTGCACCAACTTATCACGATGTTTCTTGTCAAATTTCATCCATGAAGACGGAAAATGACCTGACCACCCTTCCAAGTTAATGCTTGGAGCAGAGATTGTGCGACTGGCTGTACCACCGCACTCACACTGAGTTTCCTGCGCCTCATAATCACAGTACCTCTCAATTCTGTGTCCACTTTCGCAGACAAATTCATAAATTCTTTTCATTCAATTCCTCGTAGGCTCGTTCACTGACCTCTTTCAAGGTTTTCAGCCAAGTCAAGATGGAAAGTTCACCTTTTTTGAACATCAAGGTCTTTTCATCAGGAATAACACTAAGATTATTGAGCGACTCTATCATATTGTCAATATCTATGCACAAATCCTTCCAACCCTCCGTTCCCATCATGGAGAATCGTTCTTCGTAATACTTTTGTAGTTCTGGGGTCATGGCATAGCCGCTTTAATTTCTTCAACTGTAGAAGCCGCATCTATTTCAGTTTGCATGGTTGCGTACTTGGCTCTAATTACAGCCCTAGCCGCTTCCGCACCATCAGTTTCATTAGGAATTTGTTTGGCAATAGCGTCGTCATAAGGCTTAAATTCTTCAGTCCGTGCAGCACGGCGTACATCGTGAGCAATGGTTTTGGCTTTGGTTAAGTTAATGGTAATCACTCTGAATACTCCCAAGCTGCTCTGAATGTGCGGTCTGTTGGAATATCAGTAACATCCAAAATCTTAAAAGGTTTACCAGCAGGAACATCTTTCTCCGCAAGTGCCTCTATTGTGTTGCCTTCTTCAGCAAGCCACTCAGGGGCGGGGATGATGATGGCTACGCCACCTTCGTCTGTTGGGTAAATAATTCTTTGTGTCATATGTTTTCCTTACCTAAAAACAGCAACTGATATGTATTTCAAATCTTGACCAGCACCACCAGCGGCATTGCTAAATCCAACTTTAAATGCGCTTGTTGTTGGTGTGGATTCAGTTGCGGCAGAAATATTAGTAAAAAGTGCAGGATGACAAGAACGATCTACACCATACGAAGCATTTGCAACCAGTGCCACCGAATAATTAGCGTCTGACATAGCTGTTGTTAGGTTAACTGTGTAATCACCAACTCCGTTATCAGTAATTGATGTCACATTACCACTTGCATTGATCGCCACAGTACCAGTTCCATTAAAACTTACCCAAGCCCTAGCTGAATAAGATGGTGCTGAACCTGATGCCGTTGATAAACTTCCAGCAGTGCCTGTTGTATTTTGATTAAGAGTAGGTATATCAGCCGCAACTATTGCTCTAAATGTTGGCACTCCAGCAGAGCCATTAGGCGCTGAAAGAAAATAATTGGCAGTCTTAGAAGCATAAGGATTTAAAGTATCCCCATACCCTGATGCCAAGCTAATAGCTGGAGTTGTTCCACCACTTGAAACAACAGGTGCAGTACCAGTTACTGATGTAACTCCGCTTCCACCTGATGCCGCAATTGAAATTGAACCATTACCATTTGTAATAGATATGCCAGAACCAGCAGTTAATGTTGCCTTTGTAAGCGTATTTCCAGTTGTATTACCAATAAGAAGTTGACCATCGGTATAACTTGTTTGACCAGTTCCACCTTGACCAACTGTTACAGCCGCATTTGTTGTAAGAATTGTTGTTGTTGCGTCAGGTAATGTGTATGTTTTTTCTGCTGTAGTAGCACCAGTAAATTTAGTAAAACCATTACCAGTACCACCATAGGTAGACGCAATTACTTGAGTTAATGCGGCAGACCCATCAAAGTTATTGCCATAGATGGCTCTTGCTGTTGTCAGCGTTGCAGCAGACCCTGTTGTATTCTGATTAAGAGTAGGAAATGTGCAATTAGCCAAATTTCCTGATGCTGGAGTGCCAAGAATTGCACCATTAGCTAATGTTGTAGTTCCAGTAGCTGTAAGTGCAGTAAAAGTACCACCCTTAGGTGTTACTGCCCCTATTATCATGTTGTCCATATCGCCAGCATAAGTAGGAGCAATCTCAATTGAGTTAACGCCTGTGGGCTTTATGTGGACATGACCTGTACCTGTTGGGCTAATATCAACTTGTGCATTTGTTCCATTGATATTTGTAGATACATTCAAAGATAAATTGTCTCCTCCACCAGCACCCATGCTTAACTGAGTCGTACCAGCAGAGTTTTTAAGGTTTAAACCAGCCGAGTTTGTTGCCTGAACAGTAGCAGTTGTAAGACTTGTAAGTGTTGCAGTTCCACCAGTAATAGCAACAGAATTAGCATTCTGGGTAGACATCGTACCCAAACCACTGATGTCAGTATTAGCTAAAGTAACAGCACCTGTTCTACCAGCAACGCTAGTGACCAAGTTGCTTTGGTCAATCTTCTGCCAAACAGTACCATTGAAAAGCAACCAATCACCAATTTGCCAATCAGTAATGCCATCTAGGTTTGTTGAACCAGCAGTTGCAGTGATGTAATAGTAACCATTTACGCCAGTGCTACTTACCAATGTAGGTGTATTAGTAGATGCGTTCCAAGTACCTTGATAACTCAGTCCACCACCAGCAATAGATGCCCATGAAAGAGCAGTTCCATTGGTAGTTAAATACTTGCCTGAGTTACCTGTCTGACTAGGAATCAGATTGGTAATTTGGGTCTGTAAAGAAGCTAGAGTATCAAGTACAGACTGAGAAGTGCCACCACCATTAGTAATGACTTTGATGCGTTCAGCAAGATCAGGTGCAACAACTTCGCCAACATTAATCTCAACACCCGTAGACAAAGTAATGATAAGTGAACCATCAAAATCAATATGAGCATTGGTGACAGACACGCCATCAACACCATCCACGCCATCAATCCCATCTTGACCACTCTCACCTTTTTCGCCTTTTGCTCCATCCCTGCCGTTTTTTCCGTCTTTTCCATCACGACCATCCTTGCCATCAATACCATCACGCCCGTCTTTAATAGTAGACACACGCTTTTCAATAGCATTGCCTACATCATCAAAACGGCTACGGATGTCGGACTCAATCTTCTTGAGTGCTTGGACAACAAGATCAACATTCTCGCCAATCTTGCGCTTTTGAACTTCTTTGGCTTGAACAACAGACTGACGAACAGAATCCAAAACAGCCATCTGCTGCTCTGGAGTCATATTCTTGAGAATTAACTCTTTGGCTAGGCTTTCGACATCCATTATTGAGTACCAGTTTGGGCTGAATTTAACTGTTGGGTAAGTTGATTCAAGAAGTCTTCTTCCATTCCTGAAATCTTATTGTTTTTCTCCGCCATTTGCAATTCAACAATCTTAGACTTGTTTTTAATGTCTGCTTCCTTCAACATCAATTCCGCAATGCGAACTCTCTTGTCAAATTCCTTGGAAGCCAAGTCATCTTCATTAGGAAGATTCTTAGTCATCGAAGCCATGTTCTTTGCTTGTACTTCTTGAGGCATTAACTGCGCTTCAACAGCCAATTTAGTAGCTTCAGCACGATTTTGCTCTGCCTGAGTAGTCTGAACAGCAATACTTGCCTGTGCAGCTTGCAAAGCCAACTGTTGTTGCATCTGTTGCATCTGCTGTGCTTCAGGATTAGGCTTGCTCATCTCATCCAAAGCAGCCATCATCTCGTATCGGTTGCTCAAACTTGAGTTTCCAATGATTCCTTTGAGAATAACTGGCAAAACAGGTGTATTTGGGCCAAGAGTCTGCAACAAACCAATGAATTGCTGCTGTTCATACTCACGAGCAATGATGCCCAAGGTGGCTGTAGGTATGAAATTCATGTCAACAGAGGGATAACGCTCTGGGTCGAACTGCATGAACCTGAAAGCAGCCTTCTTGATGAAAGGAACAAGGAAATCTTCTTGGAAATTCACCAATGTACGCTTGTATTTCTTGATAATCGAGGCAACAGCCATCGACATACCGCCACCATCACGGCTAGACTGAGAAACCATACCATTAGAGTCCAGCGTACCAGTAGCTTGTAGCAACATACGCTCAAATTCTTTGGCAGTTGCTAGGTTATTGGGGTCGCTTTGACCAAACTTGAAGGGATACAGAATCTCATTTGGGTTGCCATTGGTGAGAATAGCCTTACCAGCCTTAATCTCAAACTTCATGCCACGGGGTAAGCGTGTGGCATCCATAGCAACCATAGGGGCAGTGGTCAAGGCAAGTGAATCCAAGTGAGCGCGAGTCTGAGCATCAATAGCTTTCTGCATATTGAAGGCCTTTTCCACTGTACCTCGCCCCAACAGGCGGTTCGGAACTGTATCGTCTTGGTACGACAACACAGGTCTATCTTTCATCATGTAAGGGTTTTCTTCAGCCTTGAGCAACAAACCATCATTGGCAATTACGACAATGGCTTCAACCAAATCTGAGTAATCTTCAGCGGCTGAATTCTCAGGAAACAAGTCAACAATGTCTTTGTTTTCCTTCATGTTGTTCAAATACTCACGAGGAACTAACCCGTAGTATGTCAACAACAGAACCTTCTCATCTTGGTACTGGCTAACCTCTTGGGTAGGCTCTAAATCAGTATCTTCGTAGGTGGGCGTGATGTCTACCTTGCGATAGATGCCTTTTTCAATACCTTGCACAACCTTGTGGATTGAGACGTATTTCTCAATAGCCACGCCCATACAGTCATTTATGCTAGTACCATTTGGGTCAAACAAGAAGTTCTTTGGATTGACAGGCACGATCTTGACAGCAATGCGCTCACGCTCTAGCACGCCAATAGCTGCCTGACCTTGCATATTAGGGATAGGTTGAGTAGACGGGACATACTCTGTCTCAGTCATCACAACAATCTCGCCAACACCTGTTCCATAGATTTCAGCCATCAACTCGATCTGGTCGATAGATTTTCTGATT